TGGCCTGCCGCATCTGGGGCTAATTCTTAACCTTATTCACGGAGTAACTAAAAATGGCACTTCCTAACGGTACTAGTGGCTATCAGGTTGGCGCCGGCAATTCTGCCGAGCCAATCATGGGCGTTCTTGGCCCGGTGACGGCGTACGCCGGCGCTTCGGGCACCATCGCGGTCGCCGATCTTGTAAACGGCGTGTTCTCGGTGGACGCTGGCAGCACGTCTGCGGGCACCTACTCGTTTGCGGCTGCGTCCCTTGTGGACGCCGCTGTGGCGAGCGCCCGCGTGGGCAGCACGTTTGACTTCTTCTGCGTCAACCTCGGTGACGACGCAGGAAACGACGTGACGTTCTCGGGTACGGGCTGGACGCTTGTGGGTTCGGCGGTGGTTGCTGACGGTACGTCGGCGCACTTCCGCGCTCGCAAGACCGGCGATGCGACCTGGACTTGCTACCGCATTTCGTAATGGCAAACGCCCCCTACGGGTGATACCGTAGGGGGCACTGCTCATAGGAGTATTTTGTATGCCTAATACTAAGGCGGTTGGCGTTGCGTTTTCGGACCCCGAGCTGGACGGCGCAGTAATTGGGTCGGCAGGCGGTACGGTCGGATTCTTCGGCACGACGCCGGTTTCCGAAGGTGCGGCTCTTACGGCCCAGCTTACGACGATTACGTCCACGGCTCCGTCTCCGGCCGACTTTGCGATTCAGGATTTGACTCAGACGACCCCGTTTGGCTTTGTTACTAAAAACGAAGGCAACACGGTGCTGTCGGTGATTGCAAATCTCCAGACTCGCGTTGCTCAGTTGGAGTCGCGGTTTCAGGCTTACGGGCTTCTGCCGTAACTATGAACATATATCTTCGCCATCCCGTGCATGGGCTAAAGATAGCCATTTCCGATTTGGAAGCGGCTATGGACTACGAGCACGGGTGGGAAGAATATGACCCAATGGAACCGGCGGCGCAGGAGGAAGACCCTGCTGCGTCGCCGGAACCTATGCCGGTCGTTAACGAGCTAAAGGCGCGTCGAAAGCGGAAGGAGTAAGCCATGGCGACAGCGGGCGATCAAATCAACGGGGCGCTGCGTCTGCTGGGCATCTTGGCTGAGGGCGAAACGCCGTCGGCTTCGATGGCACAGGACGCACTTTCGGCGTTCGATCAGATGGTGGATAGCTGGAACACCGAGCGCCTCGCCGTGTTCTGCACCCAAGACCAGACTTACATGTGGCCTGCCGGCGAGCGTATTCAGACGCTTGGCCCGTCGGGCGATTTTCTTTATTTGCTTGGCACTCAAAGCGAAGTGCCGATTACCACGCAAGACGATGACTACATTTCCGTCGAAGACGGGAACAATGTGGCGCAGCGTCCGATCTTGCTTGATGATTCGACCTTTTTCCGTGACCCGTCCACAAACGTGTCGTACGGCATCAAGTTTATCAACCAGCTGCAATACAACAACATTGCAGTCAAGACCGTGCAGAGCACCTATCCGCAGGTGATGTTCGTCAACAATACGTTCCCGAACATTTCTATGTCGGTCTATCCGGTGCCAAATCGGATGTTGGAGTTCCACTTCATTTCGGTGCAGCGGCTGTTGGACCCTGTGTCTCTTAGCACCGAAATCCTCATGCCGCCTGGGTACCTTCGGGCGTTTCGGTATAACTTGGCGTTGGAGTTGGCACCGGAGTTTGGCGTTGAGCCGGCGCCGGACGTGCGCCGCGTTGCGATGTACAGCAAGCGTAACCTCAAGCGCATCAACAACCCCAACAACGTTATGGCGATGCCGTACAGCATCATCGCCCGTCGCAATCGGTACAACATCTACGCCGGTAACTTTTAATGAAGACGCCGATCCTGGGCTCGTCTTACGTTGCGCGCAGCGTAAACGCCGCCGATGCTCGGATGGTGAACCTCTACCCCGAGGTCATCCCCGAGGCCGGCAAAGAGCCTGCGTATCTTCAGCGTTGCCCCGGCTTGCGGCAGTACATGGACGTGGGCTCCGGCCCCATCCGTGCGCTGTATCCTTTGGGCGACAATCTGTACGTCGCCTCGGGGAGCGAGTTCTACAAGGTTGACGCAGGGCTTAACGCTACCAAGCTCGGCGACATCGCCGGTACTGGTCCGGTGTCGATGGCCGACAACGGTATTCAGATTTTTGTGGCGTGCAACCCCGTTAGCTACATCTACAACAGCAATACCAATGTCTTCCAGCAAATCACCGATCCTGACTTTCCCGGCGCCGTGACGGTCGGCTACCTAGACGGCTATTTCGTCTTCAACGAACCTAACAGCCAGCGCATCTGGGTGACGGCGCTGCTCGATGGCCTCTCCATCGACCCGCTCGACTTTGCGAGCGCCGAAGGTTCACCGGACGGCTTGGTGTCGATCATTATCGACCACCGCGAGGCGTGGCTGTTTGGCACAAACTCGGTCGAGGTTTGGTACAACTCCGGCAACCCCGACTTCCCGTTGGAGCGCATCCAAGGCGCCTACAACGAAATCGGCTGCATCGCGCCGTACTCGGTTGCCAAACTCGACAACAGCGTGTTCTGGCTGGGTGCCGACGCGCGCGGTCAGGGTGTCGTCTATCGCGCTCAAGGCTACCAAGGCGTGCGCGTCTCGACCCATGCGGTCGAGTTCGCCATCCAAGGCTACGCCGACATGTCCGATGCGCTGGCATACACGTACCAGCAGGACGGCCATGCGTTCTACGTCCTTATCTTCCCTAGCGCGGAGACGACGTGGGTGTACGATGCCGCGACGGGCGCGTGGCATGAGCGTGCGGGGTTTGCCAAAGGCAAGTTCAGGCGGCATCGCTCCAACTGCCATGCCCGCTTCAAGGGTCAGCCGGTTGTCGGCGACTTCCAGAACGGCAATCTCTACCAGTTTGATCTGCGGTACTTCCGCGACGACGAGCAGGAGCAGCGTTGGATGCGCCGCTGGCGCGCGTTGCCGACAGGCGCCAATAACTTGACGCGTACCATCCATCACCAGTTGCAGCTAGACTGCCAGACTGGTGTGGGCGGTCTGTACGACGATCCGTCATTCTTAACGCAGCAAGCGTCAGGGTTGGTGTTGCAGCAAAACAACGGCGGCATTATCGTCGAAGGCGAGCCCAACAACAGCGTGCCGCATCCGCAGGTCATGCTGCGCTGGTCGGACGACGGCGGGCATACGTGGAGCCATGAGCGTTGGGAGTCGCTAGGGCCAATCGGGGCCACCCAAACCCGCGTCATCTGGCGCCGCTTGGGCGCTACGCTTAAGTCGCGTGACCGGGTGTACGAGCTGACAGCTGCCGATCCTATGGTGACGGCTATTATGGGCGCTGAACTGCGGCTCTCGCCGACGGCGGCTTAATGAGCAATACGACCAATATCCCGGCACCCCGCGTTCCGTTCATAGACGAGCGGACGGGCCTCATTTCGCGTGAATGGTTCCGGTTTCTTAATAACCAATTCACGCTGACAGGCTCAGGCACGACCGCCGTTTCGCTTGCCGATCTGGAACTGACAACGACGGACGGCGTAGTTGACGCCGAGTTGGCTCGATTTCAGTCTGAAATTAAGGCGTTGCAGTTGGCACCCAAAGCGCCGGAACCAAACCCAATTAACTACGGATCGTTTTTCTCCGATCAAACTCAAACGGCGACTACGATCAATACGGCTAAGGCAATCAGCTACAACAATGCGGATACGGCCTACGGCATTTACCGCGATCCAACGGATAACACCAAGATTAAAGTATCCCGCCCCGCCATATACAACGTCCAGTTTTCTATCCAAGTTGACAAGACCTCGGGCGGTACGGGCAATTTTTACATTTGGCCAGCCATCAACGGCACCGCGGTGCCTAACTCAGCTAGTCTGGTTCAAATCCAAGGCAACAACTCCGAAATCTTCTCGGCGGCAAACTTTTTCCTGCCGCTGTCTAACGGCGATTACTTTCAGTTATATTTCTCCGTCAGTGACTTAAGCGTGCAATTGCAGCACTTTGCCGCTTCGGCCCCCGTGCCCGCGATTCCGTCCATCATCTTAACCGTGATGCAGGTATACATATGAGCGTGTTTCTCTCTCCTTTTGCCGGTGTTGGGGCGCAGTTCTTTGACAACAACGGCAACATTCTGTCAGGCGGTAAGATTTGGACCTATACCGCTGGCACCACGACCCCGCAGGCGACCTACACGGACTCGTCGGGCGCAACGCCGAACACGAACCCGATTGTGCTGAACGCCGCCGGTCGCACGGCGCAGCCCATCTGGCTGACCGAAAGTGTATCGTACAAGTTTGTGCTGATGACCTCGGCAAACGTCGTAATCGGCACGTACGACGATATTGCCGGCGTCAATGACTTTAGCATTGAAGGCATCAACTGGTCGGACATCCTCGGCACGCCGACGACCCTTTCGGGGTACGGCATTACGGACGCGTTGTCTACGGCCTCGGCCGCTGCAACTTACGCCCCGATTGCGAGCCCGACCTTTACCGGCACGCCGTTGATTCCCGACAACGCGACGGTCAGCGTTGACCATGCCGTCGGGTACCGCGACGCGCCGACGAACTCCAAGACGGCTAGCTACGAGTTGGTGTTGGCTGATCGCGGCAAAGCCGTCGTGATGAATGGCTCTAGTTTGACCCTGACTATTCCGGCCAACAGCGCCACGGCGTTCCCACTGGGCACGGTCGTTATCATCGTTAACCTCAACGCTACGGCGCTGTCTATCGCTATCACGACCGATACGATGACCTTGGCCAACAGCACCACGACCGGCACCCGCACGCTCGCGCGTAACGGTGTCGCTACGCTTATCAAAATTTCGGCGGCGTCGTGGCTTATCAGCGGGGCGGGGTTGACCTGACATGGGCGGCGCTACGCTCGCGTCCTTTTTCAACGGCAGCGCCGGCGGCGCGGAGGCTGGCGTATACGATTACTCCGAACCCGGTTCTGGATCGGTTGCCATCCCCGTAGGTGCTACCGGCGTCACCATACAAGTGTGGGGCGCTGGCGGCGGCGGGGCCACGGGCTTTGAGTATTTTATCGCCCCCGGCGAGTTCGATATTATTGACGGCGGTGGTGGCGGTGGCGGCGGTTACTCCAAGACCGTGCTGACTTTTAGCGGGCAAGACGGCAAGACAATCCTATACACCGTCGGCGCTGGTGGTGCGGGTGCCGGGGCAGCTACCGCCGGCGGGTTCTCCAATGTCTACAGCGGCACCTACACGCTTACGACCATGACCTCTAATGGCGGCCAACCGGGCAACGCCGGGCCGCTGCAGACGCAGGGCGCGGGCGGCACGGCCTCAGGCGGTAATACAGTACCAGGCACGACCGGAAACGGCGGAGCGGCGTATACTTCGGCAGGCGCCCTTCCTCTTGCCGGTGACGGGAGTTTGACGGCGGGTGGCGGTGGTGATGGCAGTTATCTTGGCGGTGAACCTGGCCAGAACGGCCGCGTCCGCATGGTCTTTACATTCTAAGGTGACACATGGCAGTTAGCGTAAAAGTGCTGATCCCGGCAAAAATTGCCGAATCGTCGCAGACCACCCAATACTCCGCGACTAACGTGTCAGCTATCATCGACAAGTTCACGGCGACAAACTACAGCGCGGCAGCGGCTACTATCTCGGTTAACCTCGTTACGGCGTTCGACAACGCCGGCAACCAAAACTTGATCATTAAGAGCAAGACACTGCTGCCGTCGGAAACGTACACTTTTCCTGAGATCGTCGGCCAAGTGCTAGCGCCAGGGGGTTATATCTCGACGTTAGCCGGCACGGCCACGGCCATTAACATCCGCTCTAGCGGTCGGGAAGTGTCGTGATCGTCCGCGACGCCGTTGCCGAGGATTTTCCGCAGTACCTGCCGTTGGCGCAGGCGTTTTACGCGGCGTCCCCGGTCAACGGCGTCATCCCCTTTGACGACGAGGGGTATGCCAACTTTTTCTTACAGGCTGTGCAAAACCCCAGCATGGGGGTATGGCTGGCCGAAGACGACGGCAAAATCGTTGGAATCGCCGGTGCATTGCTTTACCCTATGTACTTCAGCCCTTCCAGTATGGTAGTGCAGGAGTTGTGGTGGTGGCTGACCCCCCAAGTACGGGGTAAGGGCGCCGGTAAAGCCATGTACGATATGATTGAATCGTGGGCAATCGCAAACAATGCAACAGCACTTTTTATGATTGCCCTTGAAGATGACCGCGTAGGCAAGATGGCTAATCTGTATACGCGGAAAGGGTTTCGTCCTATGGAACGTACGTTTATAAGAGAGGTGGCGTAATGGCCATTGGAACCGCAGCAGCAATTATCGGCAGCGCCGCAATCGGTGCCGCCGCCTCGTCGCGGGGGGCTAGCAAGGCCGCCAGAGCGCAGCAGCAGGCCGCCGATCAGGCTGCCCAAGTCCAGCGCGAAACGTTTGAGCGGCAGGTTGAGCTACAGGAGCCGTTCCGGCAAGCCGGCATTACGTCGCAGAACGAAATGCTGCGGTTGCTAGGTCTTGGCGGCGACGCCGCTTCGGCCGGGTACGGCTCGTTAGGGCGGCCGTTTAGCGCCGCCGACATGCAAACGGACCCCGGCTACGCGTTCCGTCTGGCGGAAGGCGAGAAGGCGCTAGAGCGCATGCAGGCCGCGCGCGGTCAGTACCTTGGCGGCGGAGCAATCCGTGCCGGTGCGCGCTACGGTCAGGAGATGGGTTCGCAGGAGTACATGAACGCCTTTAACCGCGCCCAAGCGTTGCTCGGCAACCGCCTCGGCGTCCTCGGCAGCCTCTACGGCGCGGGGCAAGCGGCTACGCAGCAGGTTGGTCAGCAGGCTGGCCAGATGGGCACCAATGTCGGCAACCTGCTCATGCAGGGCGGTCAGGCTCGCGCGTCGGGCTACCTTGGCCAATCAAACGCGCTGTCGCAGGCGCTAGGGCAGGCAGCTACTGGTTATGGCCTCTACCGAGGCGGCTATTTTAACCCGCCCGGCGGTGCGCCAGGTGGCGCACCCGACGCCGGCGCAGTAAACGCCGCTGGCTTGTTTGGAGGACCGTAATCATGGCAGTCATCGGTGCAACCCAACTGGAGCCAGTCAACATCCTCGGCTCGTATGTGCAGGGGCTTGAGGCCGGTCGTGGCGTCCGCGCCCAGCGCCTTAAGGAGCAGCAAGAACTGGCGGCCGCGCAGCGGGAGTTGGAGTTCCGTAACTACCTGTCTTCCGCCGATCTGAGCACGCCCGAAGCGCAGAACCAGCTTTTGCGCTTTGGCAAGCCTGGTGCCGAGCTCGCCGCATCTATGGCGGACCTTGCGAGCAAGCGCGCCACGGTAAAAAAGACCGGCGTGGAAACCACCGCCGCCGAAGCTAAACTGGCCGACGATAACTATGGCCGGTTTCAGAAAATGCTTGGCGACTTTGCGTATGGCCAAGCGCCGCCCACCAAGGCGCAGGTAATTGATCAAGTAGACTTTATGATTGCACAGGGCACCATTGTGCCGCAGTTCCGCGACTACGCCATAAACTCGCTGCCCGATGACCCGGCGCAGCTCCAAGCGGCGTTGCGCGGACAGTTCCTGTCGCAGATTCCGGCGGCTGAACGCGCTAAACTGTTCGTGCCCGTGTCGGCTGAGGTGGAGGCGCAAAGAGCGCGTATTGCAAGCGCGGGGGCTGCGCGCACTACGGTCAACTTGCCGCCCGCCGGCAAGAAGTTCAGCGAAACGTTGGGCGAAACGGCAGGCAAGCGTTTGGACTCGTTCCGCGACAAGGCGGAGTCGGCAGCCACTACGCTGCAATCCTCGGAACAGCTTTTGCCGTTGCTTGACGATCCGAAGTTTATTTCGGGCACGTTGGCTAACGCGCGCTTGGCCGTGGCTAAGGCCGTCGGGATTGACGTGGCGTCAACTGAAGCGTACTTCGCTGGTGTCGGTCAGCAGGTTGCCGAGCGCATCACCGCGTTTGGCGCGGGTACGGGCCTTTCGGACGCTGACCGCGAGTTTGCCAAAAAGATTGCGGCGGGCGAGGAAACGCTTACCACTGAAGGTATCCGTCGAATCATCCGCATCAACAGCCAGTCGGCGCGCAACGTCATTGGTCGTTACAATACTGAACGCGCGCGATTGGCGGAAAAAGAACCTGAAGTGTTGGATTACTACCCCGAAGTCAATGTCTCCCGTCAGGTCAAGCGTCGCGGTACATTGAACGGCCGCCCCGTAGTTGAATACACGGACGGGAGCGTTGAGTATGGCGATTGACCCCAACAAGGTTAAGTGGGACGCTCCCACTCAACCGACCACGGCCCGAAGAAGCGCGCCGATTGACCCAAGCAAAGTTGTTTGGGATGCCACCGAAGGGCGCGGCGCGGTAGGCCAAGAGCCTGCTGGCCGCACTTGGGCACAGGTTGGCCGCGAAGCTCTTATTAACATTCCCGAAAGCGGTGCGCGGCTTTTTAAAGGTCTGTACACCGCTGTCACGCAGCCGCGTGAGACGCTGGAACAGTTGGGCGAAGTGTTGACGGGCGCATACATACGGTTCATTCCGCGTGAGTGGATGGCCCGGCCTGACTTGGCTGAGGAATTCATCCAAAAAGCTAACGCTGTGGGGGGAGTGTACCGGGACCGTTACGGCAGCGTTGAGGCGCTTAAAAACACGATTGCTACCGATCCGGTAGGGTTTGCCGCCGACGTATCCACTTTGACGGGCGTAAGTGCCGCCGCCGCGCCAGGCCGCACCGGACAAGTGCTAGGCACCATCTCTCGCGCTACCGACCCCACGCGCGTCGTTACGACACCTGTGGCGGTTGCCGGTCGCGCTGGCGTCAACGCGCTGGAACGCGCAGCAATCGGTGGTAAGGCTAATGTGCTGCTTGAAGCCGCTGAAGGCCGCGCACCGGAAATCATCAACGCGCTGCGGCAGCCAGAGATTGTGCCGGGCGCCACGCCGACGGCTGGCGAGGCGGCAGCCGATGTAGGCGCGACGCGCTTCGCTGCGCTGCAAGAGTCGGCGGAGAAGATTCTGCCGTCTGAATACATGGCGCGCCGGCAGGCGCAGGACGCGGCGCGCGCGGCGGCAATCCGCCAAGTTGGCGGTACGCCAATTCAGCTTGAGACGGCGCGTAAGGTGCGTGACGCCACGGCTCAGACCAACTATGGCGTTGCAGGTAAGCAGCTCGTAGACGTGGATGAAGTGTTTGCTGATTTGTTGTCGCGTCCTTCCATGGACAAGGTAATGGCCCGCGCAGCCAACATCGCTGCGGAGCGCAAACAACCGTTTGTAATTGGCAAAGATATGCCCGAGCAGCGCATTCCGTCGTCTATCCTTGGCCCCGACGGTGCACCGGCGCGCGAGATAATCGTCCCTGCGCAATCCGCGCAGTACCCCGTGCAAAGCCTGCACTACATAAAAATGGCGTACGACGACCTTATCCGTGACCCGGCGATGTTTGGCATTGGCAAGACCGAAGCTGCTGGGATTGCAGGTACTCGCGCCGAGTTCTTAACCTGGTTGGAAGGTAAGGCCAGCGCTTACAAAGGCGCCCGCGAGACATTTGCGCGGCAAAGCGGCCCAATCAACCAGATGGAAGTCGGTCAGTTTCTTGAAAGCAAGTTGACCTCCGCGCTACAAGGCGAGCAAAAGTTACGCCCTGCTGCGTTTGCCGGGGCTGTCGAGGCTGCGCCGCAGACGATTCAACGGGCGACCGTTGGCGGGCCGCGCTACAAAAAGCTCTCTGACGTGTTGACGCCCGATCAGGTCAAGATTGTTGAGGACATCCGCAAAGACTTGGCTCGTCAGGCCACGTACCGCGAGCAGGCTCGCGCGGCACGTCCCGCCGGCCCTAGCGCCGAAAGGGCGGGCTCGCAGTTGCTGTTGGAAGTGGCCGGTGGTGCGCAGTTTCCGACGCTGCTTAACCGCGTCACGACCGTGGCTAACGCTATCGTCAAGCGGCTTGCCGGCAAGATTGACCGCAAACTTGCCATCGAGATTGCCACTGACATGTTGCAGCCGGAGACGGCGGCGTTAGCCCTTGAGGCTGCGCAGCGTCGCGCTGGCGCGGTCCAGACCGCAACCGGCGCAGTCCGTGCAGGTGGCGCAGCCGCGCAGCGTGCGGCAGCGCCCGCAGCCGTCATTACCAACGCGCTCGCTGGAGCTGAAGCGCGCCAAAACGCATTAGCCCCCTAAGGAGACGATTATGCCCCCGGCAATTAAAGGTGCGCTTAAATCCAAAACGGTGTGGTGGAACGTTGCGCTGGCGCTGCTTGCCAGCCTAGAGATGTTTGCCGGGCACTTGACGACGTTGTTTGGGCAAGACGTTGCGGCGTCAATCTTGCTGGTTGGTGCGGTCACGAACCTGGTGCTGCGCACGATTACAACGCAGGCGCTTGCAGATAAGACGTGACGGTTGAACCCAAGGACTTGCGCCTGCTGAAGACGGACTATGGCTACAAGGTCAAGTCTGTTGCCGATCGGGTAGCAAGATTAGAGAAACGGATTGATTGGGTTGAGAAGCTGTTGTGGCTGTCGGCGGGAGCGCTGATAAGTTGGCTTGTCACCCTCGTGCTACGGAGCGTGTGATGGACGACGGGCAGATTCTCTTTAACATAATCATAGGAATCGCTGGCTTGTTTGGCGGGTGGATTCTGAACAACATTAGCCGCAGCATTGAACGACTGGATCGTGATGTGCGCGCGCTGCCGTTGGTGTATGTGACCCGTGCCGACTACCGCGCCGACATCGACGAGATTAAAACGATGCTTATGCGCATAAACGACAAGCTGGACGCCAAGGCAGACAAGCCGTGACGCTAGGCCAGAAGCAGCGCGTGTACGCACGCCTGGTGGCCAAACTCATTGAAAAGGCATACGAGCTTGGCTACGAGGTGTCGCTAGGCGACGCCTTCCGCGACCCCCGCGTACATGGCGTCATGGGCGTCCGCAAGTCCTACAGCCACCCGAGCAGCGCCCACAAGATTCGGTTGGCCATTGACCTTAATCTGTTCAAGAACGGCGAATTTCTGGAGCAAAGCGAAGATCACCGTCCGCTAGGCGAATGGTGGGAGCAGCAGCACCCGCTTGCTCGGTGGGGCGGCCGATTTAATGACGGCAACCACTACTCTTTTGAGCATAATGGTGTAAAGTAGTGCCTTACTGGTTACTGAAGTACGCGCCGCATTTAATCTTGACCGTTGGCTTAGGGTTGCTGGCAGTCTACGCGGTACACACATTTCGGGAGCAAGGCCGTGAAGAAATACGCCCTCAAGTGGAGCGTCTGGAAGCTGAACTACGGACCGAGCGCGCTACTCGTATACGCGCTGAAATGGCTTCGACTGCGTACGCATCCGAACTGGCTGCTCTTGCTAGCCGCCCTGTTCGCTCTGCTCCTGTCCGGTTGTGCCGCGACCCCGGTGCAGTGCGTCCCGGCTACGCCGCCCCCAGAACTGATGACCCCGCCCCCGCCGCCGGGAGCGGTGCAGGATCGGCTGGAGCAAATCTTGAACAAGGGCCAGACATCGGCCCCGACCTCCGCGAGCTAGCCGCCCAATGCGACGCGCAAAACGCGAAACTGCGGGCGTTGCAACGGTGGGCGCAGCCGAGCCCATAGCCCGCAACGACGGCATCCCGGCGCGTTTTCAGCTCGCCGGCCACACAATTCGCGTAAAGGTCATTTCGCCGTCCAAGTGGCGTCATGGCAAGAATTGTGTTGGAATGTGGCTTCCAGATAGATATGAGATTCACTTGCTAAGTACCTGTAAAGGCACACATCGTCAGCAAGTATGGGCGCATGAGGCTATTCACGCCCTTTTAGATGTTGCAGGGCTAGATGAACTATCAAGCGACGAGTCAAAAGTCGATCTGCTAGGGCATCTGTTGCAACAAATGTTAACTACAATGGAGTAGGGGTTGTGCCGGGTAAAAAGATTACGGATGCTCAGATACTAGAAGCGTTAAACAAAGCCAACGGCATCCGAGCTGTAGCCGCACGGGCGCTTAAAATCAACGTCCGAACGCTGCACTTTAGGCTGGATGCGCTTAAAGCGCAAAACATAGACATCCCGCAATCGACATACAGCGGGCACCCGCCGGAAGAATTGCCCAAGGACTTTGAGTTCACCCCACTGCCGGATGACGACGTTTCTATCGAAGAACTGATTGCGCAGCGCAAGCGCAAGTTCACCCACAAACGCGAGCACGAAGAAGCTTCCAAGCTGATTCCGGTGCGCGTCAAGCTCGACGGCCCTATCGGCATCCTGCACTTCGGCGACCCGCACGTTGACGACGACGGCTGCGACATTGAGGCCATTGAGCGCCACACGGCGCTGGTCAACAAGACTAAAGGTCTGTTCGCGGCCAACGTCGGCGACACGACGAATAACTGGTGCGGCCGTTTGGCGCGGCTCTATGCCGACCAAACTACGTCAGCGGCGCAGGCTTGGCGGCTTGCTGAGTGGTTCGTTAACCGCTGCAACTGGCTCTATATGATCGGCGGCAACCATGACCTGTGGTCAGGCTCGGGCGACCCGCTCAAGTGGATTGCCCGTCAGCAGAACGCGCTCTACAAGGCCAGCGAGGCCCGTATCGCGCTGCGGTTCCCGAACGGCGCCGAGGTGCGCGTCAACGCGCGGCACGACCACAGCGGCTCGTCCATCTGGAACCCGGCCCATGGGCCGATGAAGGCCGCGATTATGGGCACCCGCGACCACGTGTACATCGCCGGACACAAGCATGAGTCGGCGTATAGCGTGCTTAAAGATGCAATCCACGGCATAACTATGCACGCCGTCAAGGTCGCTAGCTACAAGGTCTACGACCGCTACGCGAAAGACCGGGGCTTCCGCGACAACGCGCTGTCGCCCTGCTGCGTAACGACAATCAACCCTGCACTGCCAGGGTCGCACCCAGACTTGGTGAAGGTCTGGTGGGAGCCCGAGGAAGGGGCGGACTACTTACGCTACCTGCGATCCCGCAGTAAGTGAGGCCATCAGCTCTGCGCGCTCACGGACGGCGCGCAGGGCGCAGTGCCGCTGGTGCAGCCGCTCCACGAACGTGATCCGCTTGGCGCCGGTCAGTTCCTCGTCAAGCAACTGCTTTACTTCGGCTTCGCTCATTGCGTTCAATTTTGCGTTCAACTCTCGCCAGTTCATTTTAACTCCCACATTGCAACATCCGACATGGCGCGTTTGTCGCGCAATGCCGACCAAATCTTCTCGTCAATCGTCTTCTCAGTCTGCAGCACGTACACCCATACGTCGTGCCGCTGGCCGCTGCGATGCAGCCGGCCGACGACCTGCTCGTATTCTTCCAACGACCAAGGCAGCGACATAAACACCATCCGGCACCCGCCGTGCTGCAGGTTCAACCCGTGCCCGGCGGACTTGGGGTGTATCAGCAACAGCTCAATATCGCCCCGGTTCCATGCGTCAATTACCCCCGGCTGGTCGATTGTCGCCGCCGTCGGGTATCGCCGCCGCAACTCAGCAAGCTCGGCCTGATAATTGTAAACAATTATCGTATTAGCGTGTTGGTTTTCTTCTAGCAGGTCATCTAGCATCTCTAGCTTGTGGTCAGAAAACCACACCGTCTTTTGCTGCACGTCGAATTTGCCCGGTCGATCCGAGGCCGTGCGCGTTGTCTCGTAGACGAACCCCGAGGCCATCTGCTGCAGCTTGGACGTGACGGCGGCGGCGTTGGCGGCGATAGCCGTGACGTTGGGGAACTCCACCATAAAGTCCCGCCGCATCTTTTCGTAAGGCTCGCGGTCAAGTAGCTCGCAGCGCATCTGTACCGTGTGGAGCGGCGGCAGCTTGTCGCTGTACTCGCCAGGCTCTAGCACAAAAGTCGCGGGCTTGATCCGCGCCATAACCTGCCCTAACGCGCCAGGCGCGGGCGTCCATTCGCCAAACTCCCGGTTGAGGCAGATAAAATACTGTTGCAGGAAGGCGCCTTTGCTGCGGCCTAACAGGCTTTGGTCGATGATTTTGCATTGCCCAAACACGTCCTCTAGGCCGTTTGAGGTGAAGCTACCCGTTAGCCCCCACCGTACTTTAATCGGCTCCAGCGCCTTCAGGATGGCTTTAAACCGCGCTCCCGAGGGGTTCTTCAGCCTAGTCAGCTCGTCGAACACCACGCCGTCAAAGTCAAGCTTCTGCTTGGCTAACCACTGCAGGTTGTCATAGTTAGTGACCACCACGCGGGCGTCGGATTCTAGCGCCTTCGTTCGCCAAGCGGGCGCGCCGAGAGCCACCGCAAGCTTGAGCCCCGGTGCCCACTTAGCCGCCTCAACCGGCCAGACGTGCTGCGCCACGCGCAGGGGTGCCACGACAAGCCAACGCTTGACTACGCCAGCGCCCAGGGCATCGCGCATGGCCGTCAGGGTAAGCGCCGTCTTGCCGGCGCCTACGGGCGCTAGCACCATGGCACGGTCGTGCTCGTATAGGAAATCAGCCGCGCTCTCTTGATACGGACGCAACGAAAGCATCGACTTCCTCTGTGCGGTACAGCACCTTGTACTTCTGATTTGTCTGCGCCATCACGGACGCAAACACCTTTTGCAGCGGCGAGAGCCGGCCGTTCTCCGTCTTTAGCTCCACGAACCAAGTCGTGCCGTTAGGCAGGCACACGATCCGGTCGGCCACGCCTCGCTGGGAGGGCGAGCGGAACTTGAACGTCACGCCGCCAACACGTTCGACCGCCCAAGTCAAGTATTCCTCAATGGTCTTTTCTCGCATGAGCGAAATCTTACGGGATAAAACAATGCTTGACAAGCCGATTCGGCGGCTTTAGGCTAGCGCAAACACACTAAAGGAGAGTCCTCAATGAGCCATAGCAACATAGTCGGCGGGTCCACCGCCAAGCGCGTGATTAACTGCCCTGGCAGCGTCGCGCTCTGCCAAAAAGTCCCCCCGAAGCCGTCAAGCAAGTACGCCGATGAAGGCACGCTGCTGCACAACGTCATGGCCGAGCTGTTGGGCCAAGACAAGGAGCTGCGGTACGTGCTCGGCATGGAGTACAACGGCATTAAACTTACCGACGATCTGCTCGACGAGAAGATTCGTCCCGCCATGGATGCCATAAATGAAATCGACCCAAACGCGCAACTTGAGTTCGCAGTCGAACAAACCGTCAGCTTCGGTAATCTTTTGCCGGGTGTGTTTGGTTCTTGTGATCTTATCGGTCGGATTGGCAATCGCGCTATTGTATTGGATTGGAAATTCGGTGACGGCGTGGCCGTCGAAGTGGAAGAAAACCCTCAGCTTCTATTTTATACGGCTGCGGCGATTCGCACGCCGGCGCTGGACTGGGTATTCAAGGGCGTTAAAGAGATTGAGTGCATCATCGTCCAGCCGCCGCAGGTAAAGCGGTGGGTTACATCGTTTGACCGCGTGCGGCTGTTTGAGCGCGAGTTGGTGCATGCGGTCAAGCAGGCGGAACGCCCCGACGCGGCGCTCAAGATTGGCGAGCACTGCCGTTGGTGCGCCGCCAAGCCCATCTGCCCCTTGATGACCGGCGCGGTTGACCGTGCAGCGCAGACGCAGATTAAGGAGCTCGACGCGGCGCAGCTTGGGCAGATGCTTGAGCGGGCGCAGATGCTTGAGGATTGGATTAGCGACCTGCGCGCGCTAGCGATGCAGGTGCTGGAGTCCGGCAACTTGGTGCCAGGCTTCAAGCTCGTGCAGAAGCGCGCAACGCGCAAGTGGGCCGATGACGAGCGCGCCAAGCAGGCGCTGCTTGCGCATCTGCCTTCAGAGGACGTGATTGAGACGACTGTGGTTAGCCCGGCTCAGGCGGAGAAGAAGCTTAAGAAGCTGAAGCTCCCCCTGCCGGATGACCTCGTTGTCTCAGTCTCGACGGGCAACACGATGGCGCCGGAGAGCGATCCCCGGCCCGCCGTGCTGCAAATCGGGCAGCAGTTGACTGCGGCCCTTTCTAAAATAGTGTAAGGAGTAGAGTAATGTCTAATATCACTGCGTTCAGCAAGGCGGGTCTGCCCGCTGTCACTTCCCTGTCCACGGCTCTGCGTAACATCGAAGTGGAGGTCGGCCCGGTCGGGTCGGCCATCCTCAAGATGGATAAGACGGGCCACTGGGTCTTCGGCGCGGATCAAACCGAGGCCGAGGAAAACAGCCGGTGGGCAGTCAATCCCTTCTCGTTCGTCCACGGCTTCATCGCGTGGGGCGACGGCGAGGTGCTCGGCGAGAAGATGGTGTCGGTGTCGCAGCCGCTGCCGGAACTTGAGCCCGCGCCCCCGCAGAGCAAGAAGGGGTGGGAGACTCAGGTTGGCATGAGCTTGAAGTGCATCACGGGCGAGGACGCGGGCCTTGAGGCTCGCTACAGCACTACGTCCGTGGGCGGCAAGCGTGCCGTGCAGACCTTGGCGGCGGCCATCGCAGCCCAGGTCGAGCGTGACCAGAGCAAGCCCGTGCCGGTGGTGGTTCTGAAGAAGGAACACTACCAGCACAAGTCCTACGGTCGCATCTACACGCCGGTCTTTGAGATCGTCGAGTGGGTGTCCATGGACGGCGAGGCTCCCTCGGCACCGGAGGGCGATGACACGCCTCCGCCGGCTGCTGCGGCTCGTCGGCGTCGCGTTGCGTAATGGAGCGGGGGCCGGCAACGGCCCCCGATTCTTCGATGGCAATACTTTGGCTAGACTTTGAAACCCGTAGCCGGTGCGACCTACCGGCGGCGGGTGCGTACAACTACGCCTTGGACGCAAGCACTGAGGTGCTGTGCATGTCCTACGCCTTCGACGATGGCGAGGTCGAGACGTGGTTGCCGAAGCACCCGTTCCCCGAGCGCGTGGCTAACTTCAAGGGCCAGATACGCGCGCACAACGCTGCCTTTGAGCGGCTTATCTTCTGGTATGTCCTTGACATGCCGTTCGCCTTGTCGCAGTTCTACTGCACGGCCGCTCAGGCGCGGGCCAACTGCCTGCCTGGTAGCCTTGAGGACATCGGCCGCGCCCTGTCGTCCAAGATGAAGAAGGACTACCGAGGCGCGCAGCTTATCCGGCAGTTGTCCATCCCCCGCCCTGACGGGACGTTCAACACCGACCCTGAGCTGATGGCCGAGATGGTCGCCTACTGCGAGCAGGACGTGCGCGCTATGCGCGAGATCAGCAAGGCCATGCGCGACCTGTCGGACACCGAGCTGGCCGATTACCACGTCAACGAGCGCATCAACGACGCCGGCGTCATGGTGGACGTGCCGCTCTGCGAGGCCGCCGTGCGCTACGCTGAGGTCGAGCTGCAGGATATTGAGCGGATTGTGGCTGAGGTCACGCAGGGCGCGATAACGACCGTCCGCTCGCCTAAGATGCGCGAGTGGGTGCTAGAGCGCGTCGGGCCCGAGGCCAAGCGCCTGATGACCGTCCACAAGGACGGCGAAAAGAAGTTTAGTATTGACAAGACCGTGCGAGCCAACCTGCTCGCCATGGATAACGCCGATGAGGTGCCGCCCGACGTGGCGGATGTAATCCAATGCGCCGATGACCTTTGGGCCTCGTCGGTAGCCAAGTTCAACCGGCTGAAGCAGCTAGCCGACGTGGAGGACGCTCGTGTCCGAGGAGCCTTTATATTTGCTGGTGGAAGTGCCACCGGGCGTGCTTCAAGCTACGGCGCGCAAGTCCATAACTTTACGCGTAAGTGCGTCAAACAGCCCGACGCGGTTAGACATGCCCTGGTGCGCGGTCACAGTATCGTGCCCGAGTTCGGTCGCCGCGTTACAGACGTTCTTAAAGGAATGTTGCGCCCAGCCCTTGTCCCCGCCCGAGGTAACATTTTCGTCGTGGCCGATTGGGCAGCGATAGAGGCCCGTGCGACCGCGTGGCTGTCCGCCGACCGACTCGCCGAGGACGTGTTGGACGCCTTCCGCCAAGGTGGCGACATCTACAAGCGCGAGGCCGGCGGCATCTATGGCCTGGCGCCGGAGGCGGTCAACGACGAGCAGCGCCAGATCGGCAAGGTCGCCATCCTCTCGCTTGGCTTCGCGGGTGGCGTCGGAGCGTTCAGCGCCATGGGTCGAGCCTACGGCCTGAGTATGCCCGAGGCCGAGGCGCAGCGTATCGTTGACCGATGGCGGCGGGCGAACCCTTGGGCGGTGCGTTACTGGCAGAAGCTGGAGGACGCCTACACCCGCGCTATGCGAAATGTCAACCATGAAATACGAGCGGGCCGCGTGGCGTACATGTACGACGGGCAGCATCTTTGGTATGCCCTGCCGTCAGGCCGCGTGCTATGTTATCCGTTCGCCCGTCTGGAGTCGGACGGGGTGAGTTACCTCAAAGCCGCCTGGAAGCCTGCGCAGGATGCGACCGAATGGCCGCGCGCGCGGCTGTGGAAGGGTTTGGCTTGCGAGAACATCACACAGGCGACCGCCAACGATCTGCTAAGGCATAGCCTGCGTGAGCTCGACCGTCAGGGGCTGCGTACGGTGCTGCACATCCATGACGAAATCGTCATTGAGTGCGCCGACGAAGCCGCCGAGGCGGTCGCCGAGGTGTTGAATACGGTTATGTGTACGGCGCCTGACTGGGCTGCGGGGTTTCCGCTCAAGGCCGAAGTCAAGGTCATGGCGCGGTACGGTAAGGGCTAAAAAAAAGCCCGGTGGGTTAGGCCGGGCTAACGAAGACTGGAGATGTCTACGATGAGATTCGCCGACTATATTAACAATATCGCCCCCGAAGGGGAAACCATTTTGTTCGTCCGTCAGAAGCCGATTGTCCGAAAGGGCGAGCATCTGACGCATAACGACGGGACGCCGAAATACACCTGGCCGCCCGCCCTGTTCGACACTTACCAACGCCGGCCTGATGGGGCGTGGTACGCCAACACGGGCTGCTTCATCGTTGACCGCATGGCGGATGGCCTCTCGGCCTCTGCGGCCAACTGCGAGCGCGTGGCGTTCATGGTGCTGGATGACATCGGCACCAAGTCCAAGGTACCGCCGCTGGAACCGACGTGGAAGCTAGAGACGAGCCCCGGCAACTACCAGTGGGGCTACACGTTCGGCCTGGACGATCAGCCGACCAAGGGCGAGTTCTCGGCCGCCATCAAGGCCATCGCCGATGCGGGTTATACCGACCCCGGTGCAATCAACCCCGTACGTAACTTCCGCATTGAGGGTAGTGTTAACCTCAAGGAAGGCCGCAACAACTTTGCCGCCATCCTGGCCGAGTTTTACCCCGAGCGCGAGTACACGCTTGCGCAGATTTGTCAAGCGTTTAACGTCACCCCCGGCGCTGTAGACACGGCGTATATACGCGGCGTATACCTTGAGGACGACGGCCTCGACACCGTTCTGGAGTGGGTGCGCGAGCGCGGGCTGCTGCTTGACAAGGCCAACGGCGAGGGTTGGTATGGCGTTGTCTGCCCTAACCACGCCGAGCACACGACGGGCGATCCCGGCGGGCGCTACAATCCCCTTACGCGTAGCTACACCTGCTTCCACGGCCATTGCAGCGACTGGAACAGCGAGGCGTTCCTGCGGTGGGTTGAAGCCGAAGGCGGCCCCAAGACGGGCTACGGCCTGCGGGATGACCTGCTCGCAAAAAAGATGGAGTCCGCTTTGGCCAGAATCACCCCCACCGAGGAGTTCCCCAACGAGGCCGCCAAGGTCATTGAGGAGGTCGAGCGCCGCGAACTGGGGCGCATCGAACGGGCGCAATGGTATGAGCGTTTTGCTTATATCCAAGACGACGACAGCTACTTTGACATGGTGGATCGCCGCGAAATCAGCCGGCAGACGTTCAACGCCCTGTTCCGCCACATCCCCTGCCGCAGCATCCGCTCCAACCGCAACATCGAAGCCTCTGTCTGCTTCGATGAGAACCGGCAGGCCATGGGCGCTCACTCGCTCGTCGGCGTCACGTTTGCCGCCGGCGAGTCTATCCTTGTCTCACGCAACGGCCTGGTCTACGGCAACCGTTGGCGCGACGCGCGGCCGGCGGCTAGCGACGGCGACGTGGCCGTGTGGTTAGAGCACGCCGAGCGCATGATCCCCGACCCGGTTGAGCGCGAGCACGTCTTCAACGTCATGGCCTACAAGCGCCAGCACGCCAACCAGAAAATCAACCATGCCGTCTTGCACGCCGGTCGCCCTGGCAGCGGTAAGGACACGCTCTGGGCGCCGTTCCTGTGGTCTGTCGGCGGCCATACCCACGTCAACGTGGCAATCGTCAAGAACGAGGAACTTAACTCGCAGTGGGGCTATGCCTTAGAGTCCGAGGTCATCGTCATCAACGAGCTGCGGCAGGCCGAGGCTAAAGACCGGCGGGCGCTTGAAAACAGCCTGAAGCCTGTCATCGCCGCGCCGCCTGAACTTCTGAGCGTGAACCGCAAGGGCTTGCACCCGTATGACGCACTTAACCGCGTGTTCGTACTGTCCTTCTCTAACGAGCGCGCCGCCATCAGTTTGCCCTCCGATGACCGGCGGTGGTTCGTTGTCTGGTCGGAGGCCGAGCGTCTGCCCGAGGCCGACGCCGCCCGTATCTGGGCATGGTATAAGTCCGGCGGGTTTGAGGCCGTGGCTGCGTGGCTCGACGCCCGCGACGTGTCGGCGTTCAACCCTGGCGCCGCGCCGCCCATGACCGAGGCCAAGTTGATTATGATTGAATCGGCCATGTCTACGGCCGAGTCGTTCTTGGTCGAGATGATTCGGCAGCGTCAGGGCGACTTTGCCCGTGGCGTCATCGGCTCGCCCTTCTTCGCCCTCTGTGATCGTCTGCAAGGTCTGGCGCCTACAGGCGTCAAGGTCGTATCCCCGGCGCTCATGCACGCGCTCCGCGAGGCGGGGTGGGTGGACTGCGGCCGGCTGCACTCCCGCGAGTGGCCAACGCGCAAGCACGTTTTCTGCCACCCGCAATTCGCCAACCTTACCAAGTCGGAATTGCGGCACATGGCCGAAGACAAAGCGCCGGCGCTATCTATCGTCGGGAAATAGCCACTCAACGAGGACTGCGGCGGCGATGGTCAAGAGTAAGTAGATCACGCTGTTTGGCCTGTAGTTGATTGTATCGAATGGCGACGAATTGGCGGTCACTGGGCGGCCTATAGCGCCGTCCAAGCCCCTTGCGCGCCTCCCTGCGCGCTACGTCAATCCATCGGCAGATGCGCCGCGTCCACCAGTCAGCGGTTGTCAGCTTTGGCATGGGTCATTTGCTCCCCCTCGCACGGATTGCGTTAACGATTTCCTGCGCGTTGTTATCCGACACGCACAGCCCGTAAACAATCGGGCAAATTGCCTCCCGCTCGGCCTCGACCGCTCGAGCGATGGCGTCCGGCTCCGCGAGCGCGGCGTCGAGGGCGGCGATAGCGCGACCGGCATCTTCATGCACTGCCTCGTCACTATATTTGTTGTAAAACCCTCGTATTGCCGACCGCACTTCCTCAACCACAGCGCGGGGCAGGGTGATGTTGTCGGTCATGGCTTGTCCTCTTCGTTCCCCGGTATCTGGCAGTACGCTTCCCAATAACCGATGGCAATCTCTCTGGCGCGGTGCTTGTTCACGCCTTCGCGCATCAGGGTTACTGTCAGTCCATCCATCCACCATGCGGGGGTCTTGCTCTCCGGCTCCGCAAGCGCGGCGTCGAGGGCGGCGATTTCGGCGCTGTAATCCGATTTCTCGCCGCTTGGCCTAATCGTTTTGTCCGCGTCTCTGAACGCCGCGTGTAATCTCCAGACCACAGCGCGGGGCAGGGTGATGTGGCTCACGGCTTCACCTCCTCTGCTTTCTTGATGGCGGCATGAACGGTGTTCAGCAAAGTAACGCTCCAGTCGTAATCTGGATGCCTCGCCTCCGCTGCAACCTCCTTCAACACCTCCAACAGTTCCGCGATGATCTCATGCTGGCGGCGCAGTTTGGCGGCGGCTGGTTC